CATAAAACAATTGGTTATACAAGTCAAAAAATTGTTCTATGGTAGGTTGGGATTGAAGATCATCAGAAATAGTTGTAACTCCAAATTCTTTAAAACTAGTATCTATAGTTTTTGAATATTGATTTTTATCAAATACACTTTTTTTGGTATCTACCTTTTGTTCCATTACCCATTAACTATTTTAAAGTAATAATTATCATCTTTTATTATAGTACTACCACTTATAGTAGTTTGAATTAATATTTTATAGTATCTTTCAGGTTCTAACCCATTCATGTAAACATCAAAATAATTTCCTTTAATAGGATCACAACTTATTTTTGTAAATTTAGGATCAAAATCTACTACAAATTCATTAGTATCTAAATCTTTTACAGCATATAAAGAATTACTATCTAAAACTTTATTATTAGTGTATACTGAAGTGGTTTGGAAGGTTCTAGTAGGGAATTCTTCTCTAACATTTATACCAAATCTATTTACACTATCCGTATAGAATACACCAGGATTATTATCTAAAGATGCATAAAAATTACTAGTAGTAATAGGGGATAAGCTTCCGGAATCATATACTTGATCATCCCATTTTATTTCTAAGCAAGGAGGATAAATTGTATTTGTGTCTACGGAATAAAATTGCATTATAGGTTGAATAGCATCATTAGTGCTAAATTCAACTGCTTTTTCCCATTTAACTATAAATCCGTTATTTTGTATATTAGTATAACCGCCAATAGAATTTGAACTAGAATACCATACTTTTACAATATCAGATACATCTACATTTAAATCTTTAGCAGTTCTATAATCAAAACTTTGAGTTGGGGTTAATTTAGTATGATTAGGATCATTAGATCCTGTATACCAAGTTCCTCCACCTGTATAACTTCCGGAATAAGATCCAGTTACATATGCAGGAAAACCACTTGGAGTCCAAAAATTACCTCCTTCAAAATTTCTATATCTCCAACTTACACCATTGGTAGTAAATGGAGAATCTAGATAAGTACCAGATCCATTATTCCAAGAATCGGATACAGCATATACTTCTAAATCAGTTTGTGCAACTACTCCTTGAGCTGTTGCTATAAAACATTTTAAACTACTAGAAAAATTAGTATTTCCAATTTTATTATCTATAACATCTTCAATTTCAGATTGATCAAATTGAACTAAAAATCTAAATACTTGGGGTACAGGATCATAGTTAACGTTTAAGTTTCCTATTTCAATAATAGAGTCAATCCCAGTATTCATAGTGGGGTAAAAAGAATATATACTAGCGTCCTTTGAAGGAAATAATTTGTATACTGCCATTTTTTATATAGTTACTACTCTTCCTTTAATATCGGTATTGGGGTATTTTAATTCAAATATAGAAGGATCAAGTGAAGGATAAATTATTCCTTTTTGGGTAGCACCTGCTATATCATAAGCATATTGTGAATATCCAGAGGTTGTTCCTGCTTTATTTGTAATGTTTACTTTATTTACAGTTTGTACTCCTTCAATATTATCTATTAAAGTATTTATATCTCTTAAAATAATAGGTTGATTAATTTGCCAATTATTAATATTAAAATATTCTTGTAAAGCAGAAATACATTTAAATATTACTTCATTACTATTATAATTGGGTAAAGTTATTATTTCAAAATCACATGCTACGTTAATAACAAATGCATTTTTAATAGAAATAGTGTCACCAATCATTCTATATTGATTGATGTAGGTTTTTAAATTATTTTTTAATGTAGTAGAGGAATTTACTAAATTTCCAACTGAATTATAAGTTAAAATATATAAGTCTAATGTAGTATTAGCATCATCTGCTTTAGGTTTTTCGGTGTATGCCTTGGCTATTACTCCATATCTTGGAGACATACTTAAAGCTCTAACCAAATAATCATCAGCAGTTACATTTCGTAACTGGGTAGAGAAATTGGATATTGAATTTTGTCTTATTTCTTCTATACTATCTCCATCTTGACCTCCACTAGCTGCTAATTCATTATTAGAAGCAACAGAATTAAATATGTACTGAGAAGTAGTAGAATTTAAATTATTTTTTAAAAATTTAACTGTGCTAGTGTTTAGTAAAGTTAAATCATTAGCATTAACATTTGATTCTACACCCCCACCAACTAAGTATCTTACAGTTAAAGTAGTGTTAGATGGGGCAATTCCATAAGTATTTGTAAATATAAAATTAGTAGGGGAATAAGCAGTTGTTAATTTATTTTTTTCAAATGGTAAACCTAATCCTACATTTGAAGGATTTGGTATTACATTCTCATCATTATCACTAGGATTACCTGATCCAAATTGTAATTGTAAAGTAGTAGGATTTAAAAATCTAGTTGTAAATCTACGTTGTACTTGTTTTGTTTGTAGAATATAAGGAGTATTATCACTGTTTTGATAATTATTAGGATCATTTATGTTAGTATTTTTTATACCATCAAATACTAATTCCTGTGCTAAATGATCAACTTCATACCATATATTACCGTCAGAATCCACAATATCTATTATGCCCGCGATATTTGCCCCATTAATAGTTACTGTTGAGAATTCCACGGGAGATCCAAACGAAAAACTAGTAGAACTAATAGTACCAGATATTGCCTTACGTGTTTTCTTAAGTAAATAATATGCAGGATTTCCACCAGCTATTTGCGCTACACTAACCGTAGTAGGATCTAAAGAGCTGGATATAGTAAAATCTATAGGATCTTCAATTATAAATTTAGTGTTAGATGATTTAGAAGATATTTGAGTATTTGAATCTATATAAAGAGCATAATCATAGTCAGGTACAACATCTGATCCTATTGTTTTAGCTGGAATAAGTTGGTAAAAATCAACATCTACTGTAGCTAATCCTGTTGTTTTAGGTTTGTAACCAAACATGTAAGCCAATTCATATAAATTATTGGATTGACGTGCGTATTGTAAAAAATTTTCTTGTATTTGATTATCTAAGTAAAAAGATAAAACATCACCTACATAAGAGGCCATTTCCATAAACATTACCCCAGGGGAAGAAGGAGTAAAATCGGTGTATGTGGTTGGGAAATAAGTTTGCGCGTAATTTAGAAGTTGTGATCTAAATTCGTTAAAATCCTTATTTAAATATTTTATATCTCTATTTACTGCCATTATGCAAATGTTAATTGTAATTCATCGTTTATTCCAGTATTTTTAATGCTATACTTAATAATTATATTAATTGTATTGTAATCTTCTTGACCCAAAACTTCTACAGAATTTACAATAATATTGGGAAAATTATTTATCAATTTTTGTTGAACATCTTCTTTTATAAAATCAAGATTACCACTATTAATTTGATTGAAAATATATACTCTTAACCCAGCTCCAAATGTTGGATTAGCGGGTCTTTCACCAGGATTAGTTAAAAAATAATTAATTAGGTTATTTTTAATGGCATCTTTAGTAGTATAATTTAACACAAAAACTCCTGCTCCATTAAATGGAAGATCTACTCCTATAGCAACTCTAGGTTTTAGATCATTAGGGAATATTTGTCTTACATTAAATGCCATTATTTTTTATTCATTAAACCCATGATCATGTTCATTGGTACTTCTCCTTCAGGTAATCTACCGTTAGGTGAAGCTGTATCCATAGAACCATTTAATTGTAAAGGTTTTCCTACTTGTGAAGTATTAAATGAGGCTGCAGTTTCACCTAGTATATTTCTATAGTTTTCTCTAAGTTGTTCTTTTGAAACTGTAGCTGTAGAAGTACTAGTAGAAGGTGAAATATAACCAGCTGTAGATACAGGATTGTAAGTTTGAGTTTCTACAACAGGTTTAGAACTACGAATAGCTTCAAGTAAAAGATCTTTTAGCTCTTCTTGTATTGCACCCTTTACTTCTTCTCTAATGATTTTTCTTAATATGTCTAATTTCATAATATTAGTATATGTTATAAATATGGTTTTAGAATGCTTTTAAATTATTTGATTGAATATAAAACGCTAGTTCATTAATTAATATTTGATCGCTGGAGCTGAATGATGGGTCTCCTTTAATTAGTATAATACCTTGTGAATTTTTACCAATTGCTTGTCTTCTTTTTAAACTACCTACTGCATTTTGATCTATAGTTTGTACTTCTAAAGTAAATCCATTTACAATATTAGGGGAAGATACTCCTTCTTCATTAGCTTCATTTGATAAATCTATTAATTCTTGAGATAAAGCTTCAGGTTGTACACTAAGTTCAGTAGCACATTCTTGGGTTAACTCATCTAATAATTTTAATAAAATTAATATTGTAGCAACTGCAGCTGTTAATAAAACTAAACCATTTACAATTTGTTTGTTTAATTCAGTATTATCACTTTCTAATTCAGTTAATACCTGTTCTACTTCTTGTAATTTAGCAACTGCGCTATATGGAACTCCTACTCCTATTGGCGCCCCTAAAGGTAGGGGTAAATTTAAAATAATACTTTTATTAGATTTCAATAAAGCAGCAATAGCAGTAAGAGCTGCAGCTATAGCAGTATTTAAGGTAATTTGTTTAAATATTTGATTTAATTGTCTAACAACTCTATTTCTACGTTCAGTATTAGTATTTAAAGTAGAAGCTGAGGGACATACTTTTTGATTTCTTTCACTTAATTTAGTAATGCCAAAAGCTAATAACAATTCTATAGCTAATGGAAGTAATCGGGTTTGAATGACATTAATACTTTTTAGTATTTGTTGTTTTCTAAAAACTAAAACTTTTTCTTTAGGGGCTAAAAGAACTTCTCTTGTAGTTTTATATATAGGATAATATTCACCTAAATATTCAGGTAAAGCATCACTTGCAGCTTGAGCTAAGCTTATTAAAGAAAAAATAGGTAAAACTTCCTTAACTTCCCTTTCTCCTGTTAATAAAGATTGAGGTAGAGGTAAATATGATTCTTTAGTATATAAAACATATGCTTCAACTAATAATTTATTATTAAATGGAAGATAAGGCAAACGGTAATTAATTATAAAAAAACCTTCATTATTAGTATAAATATCTCTTTGTGTAACATTTCCTTCTTCATCTCTAATTCTTTCTCCAGAAATAGGAATTACTCCTCCTGTATTAGGATCTTTAATAGCTATTTGAACTTTAACTCCTTCTATAGGTTGTTTTGTAAATTGGTCAAATACTCTACCTGAAGTAGTGTATGCTCTAAATTTGGGAATAAATTGGCCTAATGTCCCACCTCTTTCTTTTCTTTCTTCTGCTCGCTTTTCTCTTTCTTTTCTTTTTTCTTCTATCCGTTTTTCTCTTTCTTCACGGTTTTTAGCCCTTTCGTCTTGGCGAGCTGTTTTTCTTTCTTCTCGAGATAAAGTTGGTTTTTGGGTTGTATTATTTCCATTAACCCTAGATTGGAATTCTAGTGCTCTAGACTGTATTTCAGATTTAATTTGATTTTCAAGTGAATTTAAATCAATATCTTTTCCTATCAGTTTTTTACCTGCATCCGAAAAAAGAAATTGTTGGGCTAACTGTAATAATTGTTCTTCTCCCATTTAAATAGTTTTAGAAAATCTAGATAAATAATTTTTACCTTTTATAAGATTAATTATAGTTTTTAATTGGGAAGCGGCTGCAGGAGCTCCTCCTTTTAATGCTGGTTCTGCCACTAAGGCATCACAAAGTAAATTCATAGTTTCTAATAAAACTTTAAATTGTTTTATAAAACTATCCCCTAAAATTAAAGATTCTCCAGCATTAATTCCTCCTAATTTAATCAAATCACCAGTTAAGGTAACATTTTTTCTAGTACTAATTCCTATATCTTCGTTAGCAGATAGTGATATAACTTTTTGAGAAGATAAAAGAATACTATCAGTTGATGAATTAAATAAAATTCTTCCTGAATTTAATATTATTTGGTTTTGATTATATGAAATGGGATATAATGGGGTTTGTTCTGCAGAAATACCTGAATAGTTTTTGCTGGATACATTTATAAGTATTCTTTGAGTAGAAGTGATATAAATAGAAGATAAATCATTATTTATATTTTCTACTGTAGGTAACCATCCTTCCTCTGAAGAATTAAGTGGTTGGCCATTTCTCATTATAATAATAGGATCACCTTCATTTCCTGTAGTAGACCAATTATTTTGATATATACTGTTAGATTTAATTGTACTTCCTAATCTAATGCTATTCCCAAATCTACCTTCAAATATGTTATCTCCTGTAAAAGGAAGAATGGGATGAGTATTAATTTTTTCAACAAATTTTCCTCCACTATTATTAGTGGAATTTAAATTTATTTCTGTAGAATTATCTGTTACTCTTCGCACATTTCCTCCTTCTATAGATTGGTAATCTTTTTCTTGAGAAGGAGGTAAAGGACTTTTATTAAAAAGATTTGGGTAAGCATTATGATGAGGATGATTCCATAATGATACTACATTTAAATAATAAAAAATTTTATTATCATTTAAACTATCTAAAGAATTAACATCTGGGAGACTAACTAGAAATACGATTTCATTTTTTAATGGGAAATGTTTAATATTAGCTAATAAGGGTTTAGCTATATTTTTTTCTAATTTCTCACTCTCAGGAGAGAGAATTAATTCATATTTTATAGTTCCAATACCATTCCATTCACCATAATTTTTAAAATTAGGATGAGTTTCATCAAGTATTACATCAATTACACGAGCAGGAATAAATTTATTACCTAACGCTTCAATTTGTCTACTTATAGCATCAATTGAAGTATCTGATTTATATGGTTGGTTAATTCCTGCAAATCCAAATTTACTTCCCATTATTTTTTATCCTTATCAGAATTAATTTTTTCTAATTCTTCCATTAATTGTTGTTTTTCCTCTTCGGTAATTCCCAGCGATTCTTCACCACTACTATTATTCATCGCACGCTGTATGATAGTGGCCATTTTGATTAATTGTTCGTCGTTTTTAACGCCAATTTCTAAATATTCTTTAATGAGGGGGACAATTAAGGTAGCATCTCCTATATCACTAATAAGAGGTTTTAATTCAGCAATTAATCCTGATATTTGTTTTTCTTTGCGTTTTTGGTTATCGTATATTTCGTTTAAAATATCCGAAAATTTCTTTTTACCAAATACTACGTTATCTAAAGATCCCATAATTTTTGTTATAAATATAGGTATAAAAAAAACTTAAAATTTAGCGTATCCGTTTTCAAGATAAAAAACATAATTAGTTTTAAAAATATCGTACAATTGGTTAGATATTTTAGTTATTTTGGGGGTTTTTACATCTATTATTTCTCTGATGTAAATATAAAGTGCTTTCTTATTAAAAATTTCTAAATTTTCTCTATTTCTAAAAATTTCAAGTATTGCATCTGCTACTTGGGCATCATTCTTTTTAGGAAATAATTCAAATATATTTTTAGTACAATGTTCAACATATAAATCTAAATACTTATCTAGTTCGTTTTTAGAATTATCTTCTAAAGTATAAAAATGTGTAGTACCTTCTTTGTCTAATTCACCAATTTCCGTTTTATTTACTTTTTTATTATAATTTTTAGTATTATATAATATAAGCCATCTTTTAACAATAGTTCCAAAATAAGAATATGCTTTAGCTCCTCTGGATGGGTCAAATAAATGAATTTTAGATAAAAGGAAAGTGATTATTTCATGTTGTAGGTGTTCTAATTCCTCTACTTCGGTATGATAAAATTTAAAAGTATGAATTATATTTTGGGTTAATTTAAAAAAGGCATAGTGGATGTGTCTCTCATATATCCTACTTCTTTCTTCAAAATCCTTTGAGTTATTATATAATACAATATAATCTTCAGTTTCTTGAGTAAAATAATTCTTACTTTTTTTGTTTCGTTTTTTTATCATAAAAATTTAGTTTTTGTACTGAGAGAGTATGTTTTGGATTTTCTTAAGTTCGTTGAAAAACCAACCAATTTCGTCATCAGATTTAAAAATTTCTTTTTCGTCTATCTCCTTTATTCTCTTTTCAGAATTTTTAATTATTTCTGAAATTGATGAAATGTAGTTTTGTTGAGAGATAATTATATCTTCGGCTTTTTCATTCTTGACCAGAAGGTTGATGGTCGTGTATCCTAAGATCACGACCATTATTCCTAAAATTATTATAGTTTCTATCATATTACAAATCGTCTAACATATTTTTTAAACCTACGCTAGATAAACTACCTAGAGCTTTGGTTTTTATATTAGTTTTAGTTTTATTATTCAATGTAAAACTCTTCTTTGGCTCCTCCAAATTATCTTGTTTTTTCTCTTTAAATTTAGGCAACCATTCTTTTTCAAATTCCACTCTTGCAGCCAATAAGTCTGCTTGGTGTAAGATATATGGTAAACAAGTTCTAGGTTTTTGTTCGGGCATGAAGTTAAGTAAATACTTCTTATTACCTTCATCATATAACCCATCATGTGTCTGAATAGCTACCATCTCATTAAAAGTATACTGGATACCATGAGATTGGAGTAGGAATAATCCCCTATCTGGAACGGAAGAAAATGGGAGTTGGTTATTAAACATATAATCTTCTCCTAACTTATCTTTTCTCCATTGATCTGTCTGGGGAATATACGATTCATGATTCGCATCACCCATTTTGCCGAGATCATGGTTAATAGCGGAAAACACCAACTCTTCTACCGTAAAAGTTGACATATCTGCATCAAATTCCTCCCATACTGAATGTAACTTAATAGCAGCTTGTACCACTCTATTAACATGCTCTACATACCCTCCAGGAAATGCATTGTGATATTCTTTTTTATGAGCGGCAGGCATCAAAACCAACCTGTCTTCATATTTTTTATAGAATTCCAATAATTTTTCTTTTCTAGGAGAAGAAATATATAGATCAATATTCTTCAAAAATTCATTCCAATTATCTTGGATTTGTTCAGCTGTTAGTTTCATAACCCTTTATATTAATTTAAAATTTATTTACTTCGTTAGGTGATAAAGGTTCGGCCTCTATCATACTTTTCAAGTCTTCAATAACATTTAATCCTTTTTCAATATTTTGAATATAAACTTCTATTGGTTCTTGTGTTTTAACAATACGTTGTAGATTGATTAAAGTAGATTCAAGATATTCTACTTTCTTTTGCATTAAGCTTCGATTTCTCATTTTTATTTTATTTATTTATATTTCCTACCCCCCGGATTCCATTCCCTCTCCTTCCCCCCTCCTCCCTTTCTCTCATTTCTTTAAATCCCGTGATATAAAGTTAATTAAGAGAGATAGGGGAGTCAAGTTGTCTGTAAAGACTCTTCAACAAGTTTTTTGATTTTAAATAAGTGGCTACACTTTTCGTATTCTTCTCCTTTTTCAAAAAAAGATATAGAGGAATCTAAATTTAATATTAAACCCTCAAAATCATGACATTTTAAAGCATCAATGTGTTGTTGGTTTTCTACATCAATATCTTTAATATAAAAGAATGCTCTATTAAATGTTATAAATTTAGAAGAAGAATCTATATAGTCTTTATCATAATTTGGATCAACACTATCAAGAAACTTTTTAAATTTTATATTAAATACTGTATTGTTTCTGATAATTTTATTGAACATTCCTATCTTAACATAAGGATTATCCATAAAGTTTTCATAAACTTCTATAGTATCCTCATTTTGAAATAAACTAAATATATTATCTTTAGGAATCATTTAAAAGATTGTCATATTTGCAATCATAAATACTGTTAAGTATATTTTTTCCCAATTAATGTAATAATATTTTTAGCTTCCTCCAAATCTACTTGGAAAAATTCTCTTTGATTGCTTATTCTATATTCTTTTAAAACGGTATGTACTTCATTTTCCATCAAAGCCCCATCAAAACATCTAAAAGCCCATTCTACTTTAAAAGGTACTACTACTCCTGTAGAAGATGATATTTGTTTTGCTCTTAACTCTGGAGATAAATTAGTATATCCTATTTTTAAAGCATTAGGAATAGTAGGATTAGAAAGGATATAGATCCATTGATTGCCTTCTCCTCTATTAATGTATATATCATTTCTTTTAGACAAGTAATAAGTAATCTTTTCCCATCCCTTACTAGCCATTTCAAAATTAGGGTGTGGGCTTATAGTATAATACGAAGCTCTATGAATATTTCTATTCACAGTATCATCCTCCAACGGAATATATTTTTCGGCCTGTTCAAGAGTAATTTTTTTCATAAAATTTAAATAGAGGGGGGTTTAACCCCCCTTCTTTTTAATTAGCATACTCTAAAGCCTTAGAAAACATCTTTTTATTTAACTCCAAATCTTGTTGGAAGTTTTTGATTTTTCTAGCACTTCTAGATTTACCTTTAAGTGTTTGATAATCAAAATTTCCTTCAAGAATATTTTCTTGGATTCGATTAAATACTTTCCACAAATCAGTACCCATATCTTGGTTTCTTTGAGGAGTTAAAATAGCTTCAATAGCATTAATATCGTATGTATTTTTGCTATTTTCAACTCTTAGATCCAACAAATCTTTAGCTAAGGATACAATTTGATCTTGTTCCAATTCGGTATTAACCATTTGATTCATTGCCTCTACTGTTAGAGGAAGATTTTCAACCAATTTTTTAATTGTATCTTGCAATTTATCAAAATCATAACCCATGTGACGAACCTTAATTTCATCAAACTGTTCAGTTGAAACAACCAAACCATTCTCACAAATCATTCTAAACAATCCCGCAGTAAACGTAAAGCTATTTTTACCATCGTGTGAGTTAGTTAATAGAATTTGAGGGAAAACGGTATCATTATCAGCACCATTGATAACAACATCAGGATTTCTGAATACAACTAAGTGTTTTTGGTAACCTGCATTTTTACGTGCTTTAACTTCTTTAGCATCTGCAACTCCCCATCCTAGAAGCTCCATATCTCGAATTACTCGGTCGGTAGGAATGTGAGAGTACTTTTCGGAAGTACCTTTAGCTCCATGATTTGTAAAAATTGAAGGAGCGATTGATCTGATTTGTTCTAATGTTTTGAACTCGGAATTTTGTAGATTTAGCATAACTTTTATTTGTTTTTATTGTTGTAACCATTAACAACACCGTAAATATACGACAGGCCTCCTGCGGAGCCAAGCTACCTGTGGAGTACTTTTAAAAGCTTTTAAGAAATAGTTAAAGAAATTCCACCTGTTCCTCTTAAGAAAGATCCACTAACTGCAACATTAGCAGCCGGAGTAAAAGTAAATGACCCTCCTCCAGGTTGAACCACAACAGAAAAAATATAAGATGAAGAAACTAATCCCGTTACATTAGTTAAACTTCCAAATGTCCCTCTTGCAGTGGTGGCAGACGTTGAACTATAAAAACCTAATGGATTTCTAACGGTTTCTAACGTAAAATATGATGAACCTGTTGCGGGTGAAGCTATAGTAAAAGTATAAGTAGTTCCACTTGTTAAAGCCTCAATTGGAGCACCAGCTCCACTTAATTGGTTTGAATTATAAGATGCCATTCGTATATTTTATGATAAATATCAGCAATGCCAGCTTTACCATACCACTCCCCTTTATCCGTATATACAATATTTTCAAAAATAGCTTGTCCCCCACAAAAAACCTTATTATATTTAAATAAAAAACAAAGTTATGAATCCATTATTATTTATTTTAATTGTAGGGTGGTCAATGTTGATATCTTTTACAGTTCCAAAATTTATTAAAAATGAAGAGCTAAAATACGGGGTAACACTAATGTTAAATTCAATGTCTTTAGGAGTATATCTTGGAGTAACTATTGGGGCTTTGTTTTTTTAGCTATAAAAAATATTTTATGATACACGTAAAAAGTTTTCCACTACAAAACTATACACGGCAAGTAGAAAAAGCCGTGGTTGTGTTTGGTTCCCCCACATGTTCAGCATGTAAACGAGTAACCGAAATTATTGTTCCGTTACTTGAACAAGTTCATACGGACGTAGAATTTATGTTTCTGGATGGTGATAGATTTGAAAGTACAGCTGATTATTACGACATTGAATATTACCCCACTTTGGTTTATTTTGTGGGGGGAAAAGAAAGAGAAAGAATCCAATCTACGAATATAAAAGAAATTGAATCGGCATTATTTAAATAAAAAAATTATGGAATTATTTGCATTAGGCGTTGTCATTGGGGGTTTAGTTACCCTGGGTATTTGTGTTTTTGGGTTATGGAAATCTAGAAAAAGTGCTTTTAAAGATGATGAGTATGAACGAACGTTGATTGAATATCATGCTTTGATTAAAGATTTAGATTCAAAATATTTGGATTTGTACGTGGAAATTGAACAAATGCGAACTATCCTTAAAAATAATGGTTTTGAAAAAGAAGTGGATATCCCCTCTACTTTACGTACCTTGAATGAAAAGATAGAAACCATAAGATTAAACTATGAGTTTGATAAAAAATCTAATAACGAAACTGTTAGTAGTTTAGTTCAAGATGTGATAATGGTTAAAAAATACGTAACGCGTATTGCCGCTGGCAACGAGTACTGATTTTGATTTTTTGAGAATAACCAATAGGTTATTTTTGTATATACTTTCCATACCCAAAAAGGTTTTTTAAAAAAGAAGGTTGCCGCTTTATGTTTTTTTTCCAAAATGGGTAAAATGGAAAAAGGCCCCCTTTATGGGGGCCATTTTTTTGTGTTTGGGATATTTGTATATATTGGTCGGGGTGGAAAGAGTTAAGAGAGATGTTTGTACATCTACAATCCTTTTTCCGGCACCCACGCATATATGGATACCTACGCGTATGGGCGTAACTACGTAATATATACGGCATACCGGCCAAGGCGTATACGCGCACGTACGGACACAGGTAGGGGTATCCCATACGGAATACCCCATTTTAAAAATTACGGTTATGTGTTGTCAGGGCAGGACTCGAACCTGCACGTATAGGATTAGCGCTTAGCCTATACCCGTCTTATTTCTGAAGTGCGTCTACCACATTGGCTGGAGAATGCACAGCCACTATTTCCGCCACCTGACTATTTTATATTATTTTATCTCAATATCCTCTTCTAGTATCACTATAGTCTCACCTTTAATATAGTTGGCTTTGATTTTATCATACATTACTATAGCTTCAGCTTCAGTATTAACTAAAGCTAAACATTGGCTACCCGCCCAAATAAAATACTTGGTTACGCTATCCATTTTACTAGCATCCCACCTTGTTTCTTTCTCGATTTTAAATTTCATGTAACGATTCATATTATTATTTTATTATTCTATTCTACGTTGAATACCATTTCTGATAAAGCCATTTTATAGCTGGTTCTCTGAGTCATCATATCATATGAATACAAACTAACATACTGTTTAGTTACCTTATCTATATTCATTGTGGAACCGAATAACTCAGCTCTACCAATGGAATAATTTGTATCTCTAGAATAGGTAAATACATGTGTTTTATATTCTCTACCTTTGTATGTGAATGGAATACCAGATTCTAATGTTCCATTATTATACTTACCTACAAAATTAAATTCAATACCGTTCATAACCATTATTATTTTATATTATCATATAACACCGTGTTATATAATCGTTAACGTAAATCAACAATGTAAATCTACGAACAGATCCTCAGGTCTCCAAGCGTTTCACATGAGGCTTTTAACAAGTGGTTAATAATTTTTTTAAAAATTTAACAAAAAAATTTTAAATTTAAATTAAACTTTGCAAATTTAACAATTGGTATAAGTGAGCTTTCTTCTTATTTGCAATTTTTATATGTGTTTTTTGCAAATAGTGCAATTCGTGTATATACTTTAGAAGAGGTTTAGAATAGGTTGGCTAGCGATGTGAGTAGGTTAATATTTGCCTCTCCCTATCCCCAACACCATACCTATCCCGTTCCACATACTATACCATTACTTTTAGATTAATCGAAACTTCTACCATTACCACCCCCACTTATATTCCGTTGTCCACACTTGTGTTACCATGCATCTAAACATTAGTTATGTTGGATCTAAAATAACCTGTTGGTTATTCTAAATTATAGTTCCGTTATATCTAAATAGAAGTTTCGGTACATCGAAACTATTATCTACACACCCTCATTAAACGCATCATACAATTCCACCCAATTAACATTATCAATATCAATCCCATCATTCACCCGTACAATATAATTTTCCATTGTTTCATATAGGTGATTAGCATCTGTTGAACGAGCAGCTCGACGATACATTAGCTCATCATCCGTTATCCAATTGTAGGCATTCCACGTGTCCCAATTGCTCCATCCGTTATACGTTGTTGTGTTTGTGATTGTATTATTCATATGCTGAATTTATTTATTTTTATTTTTATACACGATTATTCCTGAATAGTAACTCACGATTATTCCTACCATTATATCCCACATTGTTATATCACGTCCAGGGGAGGTAAATGCAATTATTACTCCCACACACAGTAGAATAGGGAGTGTATTTAGAATGATTGTACTGTATTGTCGTCTGTTCATATCTTTATTTATTTAAATTGTCAACCATAGCACTTACAATTTTATTCGTAATCGTATAATCATTATCATGAAAAGCTCTTAAAATAGCCTGATATACTCTAGTACCACCTCTAACATTTTTTTTCCATATTATTAGTTTGCTATTATCCTCTAATACTACTGAAATATAGTTTGGATTTACATATTCATCCCAATCTTTATACACCATAACCTTTATATTTATTTTTGAATTACTTTAAGAAATGGTCTAAAATCGGTTTTATAATCATCATGTAGATTAGCTATTCCAATCATACTATCAATAAATGATTTTTTAGCAAATGTCATATCTGAACTACCAAATCCCTGATCCTCAGGCCAATCTTCATAATCCGATATAACTTCACTTAGCGCCTCATATATCGCTTCTGTTATTGTAACCTGTCTACCACTCCACTTACTAATAACCGGGAATGTATTTTCGATAATATCGTATCCTTCAATTTCTCTAGCAGATAGAACGGATGTTAAATTAAATGGTAATGTCATAACTTTTATTATTTATTTAGATTTGAATTGTTCATTAATAACTCAGTAACGATATAAAATGCTTCTCTCATATCAATTGCATGTTGATCATAAAATGAGATAATATCATCTATATCCTCACACATATTAATTTCATCTGTAATACCATCAATATACATTGAAGCATCTTCTCCATGTACATCTACCATAGATTCTACTTCATTCTCAATAATCAACTCTTTTAATTCTCTAAATGATATCATAACTTTTATTTTATATCTAAATTACAAATAATCATACTGTGAAGCTTCTAACTCATAATCGTATTCCTCGTAGTTGTCTACATCCCACTTATAATCGTGTTCCATTTCTTCTTCTGTATACCAATCATAATCCACTTCCTCTTTTATAGTTGTATACTCCCCGGTAATAACATCAATCATATCACAGCATTCTCTATCTGTAATAATACCATCTGCATACATTCCGATAACCTTTTCTACTGTCATATTCATTTCCATAACCTTTATTTTTTTATTCTATATGATATAACACCATGTCATATCAATTGAAGCTTAAACGTTCAACAATGTAAATCTACGAACAATTCTTCAGTAAACCAAATTTTGCACATGAGGCATTCGCGAAGCAGTTTACGCAATCTTTGAAAATCTTGCAATCTATTATTTAAAGTTTGGATTCAAATGTTAACCATTCACCTTCTTTTGATAACACATATCCATATTCAAATCCAAATTGTCTACTAAATGAATTTACATTTAGATATTCCATTGGTGGATAGTATGTTTTACAAAGATCTCTATGATAAGCTTCTACTTTATCCAAATCCTCCTTTAGCACACTAATATCTCCTAATTCAAGTAGTTGTTGTAGTTTATTTCTATCTGAATAGTGTTCTTTTAATATCTTACCATTATATTCAGGATATCCATCCCAGTGACAGTAGATAGCATTAACTCTACCATTTTCATTTTCGATACCAATTTTAGATCTTGTTGACATAACCTTTATTATTTATTTTTTTAATTTATTTAATGCTTCTTCTAACGCCTCTTCTAATCCCTTATTTGTTACATTACCTGTTTTATACTGGTTTAATGTATCTATTAAATCCAAAATCTCGCTATTTGTCATAATCTTATTTATTTATTTTTACACTAAATGCATCCACACCATTCCATAATCCACCTGCTATAGAATGAGCTGTAGCAAATGTTATATGTAACTTCTTCTCTTCACACTTAAATTCTTTAAGTGGTTGACCATTTTTCAGGATTTGAACTGTTATCATATCTTCCATAACCATTATTATTTACCTTATTATATTATAATATAACACCATGTTATACTAATTGAAGCTTAAACGCTCAACAATGTAAATTTACGAACGATTTTTTGCTTCTCCAAGCAAGTAGCAAGGAGCATTCGCGAAACAATTCGCGCGTTCCTTGCAAATACAACAATTTAACTTAAGTACTTTGTTAGTCCCACCACATATTACCAATTCTATCCCATTCTCTACTTCGTGTAAGAGTAGCTTTATGTAGTGTATCATAATCTACTTGTGACTCTGATCCCGGATACTCTCTCTTTAGTTTCTTCTTGAACTCTACTAAATTCTCAGCCCATATATCATTGAACCCTCCGCTCTTCCAGTTGAAGAGGTATCGGTATTGTCCTCGATAGTTTTTTAGTAACGGTTCTCTTTTATTTTGCTTTAACATAACCTTTATATTTTATTATTTACTTAATTCAAAGAAAGATTCTAACAATTCATCAACCTCTTCTTCACTATCAATCCCCATATAATCAAACTCGTAGTTGTATAGAGCATCAATTAATGATTTGAGAGTTAGATGTTTCTGGATATTATATAACGCCCATCCCATACTAGCATAGTGATCTTTATAAAACTCCTCTTCAAGTGGGAGATCTTCGGATCTAAAAGTATAGATATCGATAACTGATTCTGAAAGTGTATTTTTTAGTTGTTCTAACATAACCTTTATTTTATATTTAATTATCTACCAATTATTTTGCCCATTCCTCATCATCTTCATTTATGAACATACCTGGCCCTGGATGCTCATCAATCCCCATATGCCATAGGAAATTATCCTTATCTAATTCAATAGGTTCACTATATATAAACTCCCAATCAATCAAAGTATACTTAGAATGACTGTTACAATAATCATACAATAGGTTTTCGATAGCCTTCTCCACCTCACCAGGAGCAGCAAACATAACAGGATTGGGATCTACTCCCTTGATAATAAACTCGGTACCACCTTTTGGTTTCCAATATGGAGTATCATTATCACTATAATTTTCATAATACTGCGCTGTAATTCTGATATCTGCTTTCATAACCTTTATTTTATATATGTTAAATGATATAATACTATTGATTTAATACGTCATAACTCAAATCAACAATGTAAATCTACGAACGATTTTTCCGAAAGCCAAATTTTGCGCATGGAACTTTCGCGAAACAGTTCGCGCGTTTATTGAACACTTTGCAATAATTGAATTCGTTCCATACCAACAGTTACGTCTTCTTCTCTAAGATAACCAATAACACCATCTGCTACAGGAGTATTATATACTACTTGTCCCTCGCTATCCATTACTGCTATTTCATATAGACCTATTTTACCACCATATGAATAAGGAGTTTGTACTACACTTACACCATATCCATTTTCAAAATCCATAACAGCTTGAATACCTGCTCCTAATGGATGGGGATTAAATACTAAATCTTTAAATGTTTTCATATTATTATCCTTTATATCGTTCAATCATTTTGTACATATACTTACCCCCACAATCATCATCCCAATCATCATTTTCTTCAATAATAATTTCATTACCAATAATAGACTGGAGTTGATTTACATTTACTCTTCTCCAATAACCAAATCTAAGGAATGGTGCATTACTACCACCCCAAACTCTATCTATAATGAATGGACCGAATGTTTTTTCTAATGTGTTTAATGTTTCTTTATTTAACATAACCTTTATTATTTAATTTTTATTCTATAATATAACACCGTGTTATATCATGCGTACGCTTTAAACGTACAACAATGTAAATCTACGAACGCTTCCTCAGTTCTCCAACAAAATTACATGGAATTTTTACGAAACAGTTTGCGCGTATTTTGCAAATTCTGCAATTATATTCGGATCTTCAATTATATTACCTCTATTACATAGACATAACTCCCCTCTTCCATTTTCATCTAACCTATCAATAATAGCTTTAGCTTTTAATATCAGTTTTTCTTCAGTTTTTCCTGGATTTTTGGAAGATATTTGTTGGATCCATAGAGCACAACTTACTCCATATTCGTTAGGTTCTCCATCCACCAATTGACTTCCATCTTTAATTATTCTTAAATTTGATTGGTATGTATTATCCCAAAACTTATGTCTAATTATAGTAATATGGTAACCATTATATTCTACAACAAATAACTCATCGTTATCATTCATTAAATACTTAGGATCAAACTTATTATTGGATTTTCTAATCTGAAATAATTGTATTCCTCTCATAACCTTTATTATTTATATTTTATATATTTATTTACGTTTCGTTAACCTGTAACTCAACAATGTAAATCTACGCTGAAAACTTCGGTTTTCCAAAAATTTTGCATGGAACTTTCGCGAAATAGTTTGCGTGCTTTTTGAAATTGCTTCAAAAAAATGTAAAAAAATTGTTAGTTTAAATTTTACTTACTAGAGTTTTGTCAACAGGATACGCAGTACCTTCTTCTGTCCTACAAACATAGTAAGTTCTTTTTACTGATCCATATTCCACTTCTCTAATCTCTTCAAATACACCTATGTGGATCGTTCCTGCGAATGGAAATCGTACTGTATCTCCCTTTTTTAGTTTAGACATTTTATTTTTACTACTTTATTCCCTTTTAGTATTAACCATCCACCTTTTTTATTCCCCGCTACATGATAACCTTTTATATCATTTAGAGCAGCGTATATAACTGCCTGATCATATTCTTTAAATATCATCTAACACCCATTTTAATACATTAATTTTTTCATTCGCTATTAATATAGCAATATCTCCATCATTAGGATTTTCTCTCTTAATTTGTGAAATCCAATTCTCTAATTCCACAATCAATAATTTAATATCTCTTTCAGTTTTCATATTTAACTCTTTAGTCGTTCTCTAAAAATATGTTCAAACGTTTCATTAAAACCATAATCTCCCCTAATAGTATATTTTACACCTTTAGGTTTTAGATCACCATCACGATTAATTTTTTCAGAATTAATATTAAATACTTTTCGAATAATATTAGTAACCATAGTTTTTTATATTTAAGTTTTATAATATATTAAGCTAATACTTCTTTTGGAGCTAGTAGATTAGAATATCTAATAATAAATCTTTCTAAATGCATCAATCTAACAGTTGCTGTAGTAAAATCTTCATCTCTATGACCAATATATTTTACAACTACTGATTTATTTTTAGTAGATAACAACTTAATATAAGAGAGATATCTAGATTCTTTATTATTGATATCTAATGTTACAAACTCATCCATTTTGAAATGTACTCCTTCACTAAGTATATTATACATTTCTTCTTTTTCAATTTCTTTCAGAGATAACTTTAATTCTCTTAGTTCCTTTTCTAGAATACCTATTTCACGATAAATCTCTTCTGTTTTAATACTACGTTTTTTAGATAACTCATTCCATCCTAAAATAATGTTACTTTTATTATCAAGTAACATTTGACCTACTTTACCAATCACTATCATTCTATTCAATTCAAAATCACTACTAGCATTTGTAGAATAGAAAGAAGTTGATATAACTCTTTCTCTATTTCCTTCAAGAGAATAAGATGAGTTATGGATTCTAAAACTAACTAATTCTTCTTTATAGATACCATCTTTTAGAGCATTGATAGCAAATGCATCGTATTTATGAGTTAAAAAATATTCTTCAGATAAAATATT